AGAGTATAAAAAATAAAACCAATGCAAAAAGCACGGTTTTATGATAGAATGGTATCTGCGAGGCATCCTATCAGGCTTTTTGCAAAAGCGTGATATGAAGTTTCATGAGGGCGGTTCCCACGGCCATGGGGACCGTCTATATTTTTGCTATAAAATAATTTTTACTATAATGTAGATCAGACCAATCGTGATTGCACCCCAGAAGGCAATCTGTAGCAGGCCCCATAAAATCTGAAAGATAGCACCTATAAATTCAAAAACGGTACCAATCGTTCCCGATACACCTGAGTGTTCATCGGTGTCATTATCGATAAGATCAGGGACACCAACGGTTGTCCGGTTATAGACAGCATTGTATGCTGCTTTCTTAGGATCGTTGATTACACCCATTCCCTTTTTACCATAAAGAGGATTGGCAGAGCTTTTGACCTGACGCTTAACTTTTCCGGTGGTCCTTGCGCTTATGCTTTTCTTAACGCTAGGTTTTCTTACACCGTATTTCATAAGACCACCCCATTCATTAATAATAGTCTACAGTTTCATATTCAAGGCTACGATCAGAATCTTCTGCGTATTGGTCATAGTCGTAATTTACTATTTTATAAAAAGCGATGACAATATGTATTTCTCCAGTCTCATCATCATATCCTAGAATTCGAGAGAAAATAGGACGTTTTTGCTCAAAAGATTTAGTAATTTGTTGAACAAGATATTTGTCGGTTACATAGCCTAGAGTTTCATACAAATTTTTGGCGGTGACAATACCGTTGTCAATATTGAAGAATACTTTATCACAACAATCAATTGACGAAAAAACAGGAAAAGTACTAGTTTTTTCTAATTCGACATCTTCAAATTTCTCTACAAGCTTACTCTTCAAACCATTGCCAATATAGATTGTTGGAATCTCAATGGATCGTTCCTGTTCGGTGGGAGCAGGAGGAGCTGGGAAAATAGGATTCGATAACTCTTTTTGACAGTCAGCACATAATCCTGTTCGGGGATTGACAAAAAGAAAAAGTCCGTGTCGACCACACTTACGGCATTTTGCCATTTTGTACCTCCATTCATTATTTTTGTAAATATCGTTCATCCTTTAGGTATCCATATTATTATTAAAGGAGGGTACCGTATGGAGATTCGTGTCTGGGAGGCGAGAACACAAAAGGGATATACTCTCGTCCAACTAGAAGGAATAACAGGAATATCGAAGTCCACGCTCAACAATATCGAAAATGGAAAGACTTCGCCAACGCTGTCACAGCTGGAGAGTATAGCTTCCGCGCTTGGTGTCCAGATCACAGATCTGTTTGATTCTGATCTAAAATGATACCATAAAATGCCAGCTGATGATTGCTGTATCGCAATATTTCCATAATCTTGGAAATCGTGCAGCAGTCGCTAAAAAAATAGGTAAATTATGGTAATATCCAATCAGAGAGAAGGTGATCACGTGGACTATAGGAAAGCTATCACAGAACTGATCGGAAAAATACATAGCGATCAAATCCTGAAAAGGATATACAACTTTGTACAATATCTCTATTCCCATGAGACTGATGGTTAAGTACCGTCAGTCTTTTTTTCTTCGCCATACTTTAACGTATAGTAATAATCAACAAGCCTGTCTAATGCCTCAATATCATCATCCGAAGCATACAGAAGCGTTTTGATCATATTCTTTCTGACTTCGTTCTCACCGGCCATAACCTGGTCGATCCTTCCGAGAAATTCATCGTCGGATTCCACGAACATCTCACCTTCACCAGTGGTCAACCATATATAGTCAACTCCAAACTCTCGGCAAATAGCCTTTATATTTGCATCGGTAAGAGAGTTCTCACCTTTTTCTATTTTAGAAATGGCGGATTTTTGGACTCCGAGCTTATTTCCGAATTTTTCAAGTGTAAGGCCGAGACTCTTTCGCACTTCTTTGACACGCTCATTCTGTGTCATATAGATTCACCTCCTTCTTTTTCTCAAGCATAGCACGGTAACTTGCAAAAATCAACAAAAAGTTTCCTAAAGATACAACTGAGTATTGACAAAGTATCTGAGAGATATTATTATGTATCTACAAGATACAAAACAGGAGGTGATGAAGAGGGAAAGACAGCACACGGAAAGAGGTGAGACGGTGGAGGAAATCAGAAGAACAAAAATCAAAGAGGCAATGAAAGAGACCTTGAATGTGTATGAAAAATTAGATTTGAACATGACAGAGATTGAAATTGTTTCAAGAAGTCAGAACGTAGTTGCGAAAGTTACGATTGCAAAGAAACAGCTTGAAACGGAGGCAGAGGAGAGACTTGAGGAGCAGCAGACACCCATGAAAATAAAAATTATTAAATGGATGCCCACAATCTGCTCAACATTAGCGATTATCCTGTCAATTATCAGTTTAATCCTAAGATTATACCGATAATCGAAAGAATCAAGGCGAGGGTTGCAACAACACTATTGTAATAATTGAAACGGTTTTGAAAACGTTCTTTTTTAATACGTTCTTTTTCTGCATTATCGACAACATTATCACTATAGTCTTTTGCGAACTTGAAATAATCAAATTCATTGCCAGACATACCATTCCACCTCCTTCCTATATGAGATTGTTGGCACTTTTAATTATAGGAAGGAGGATGCAGGATGGCAAGGAGAGAAAGGAGAGGAAGAGGATGAAGAAAGAAGAAAAGAAAGAAATGATCATCAATATTGCAGAGAAGCTTACTGCATTGGATGACATTGACAAGTCTTACATCATGGGATATCTGGCAGGAACAGCAGAGGAGCGCCAGAGATGGGAGCATAAGCAGGCAGCAGTGACAGCGTAAATTAATTTGTTGAAAAAAATATCATTCCATAATATACATGCAGAAAAATATCAGGAAGGAAGTGATTGCATGGCAGAAAAAAAGGCAGAACGAGTAACCGTGCGTGATGCTGCAAAGGAACTTGGAATTGATAGTGAGACATTGCGTTATATGATGCAGCAGGAAAGATTACCGATAGGGTACGCTTTATGCCGCGAGGGTAAGAAAAGATGGACATACATAATCTATCGGGGATTGCTCAACAGTTACAAAGAAAGCTTAGCCGGATGATCAGGCCGGCTAAGAAAATAACAAGTAGATAATAACATGGAGGAAAAAAGAAATGACCAAAATTGTAGTATTTGATAATGGAGAAAAATTTAGTGAGGAAGAGGGAGATCTGGGCATTTTTTGCACTGTAAGAATAAGAAAAAGCAGCCAGAAAAAAGATGCAATTGACATAAGAGGCGGTGTGATCGGAAAAGGAGAAGACGGACTTGTATTAGATGCGCTCATTAAAAATGCAGTAAGTATTAACGAGAGACGGTCGGTAAGGGCCGATCGTCTTGGGTGTCTGATGTCAGACGGCTATAAAAATACACCCATATATATTATAGCAAATCTGACACAAAAGTGCAACAGACAAGGATTGGAAAAAAGCTGATAACAACAAGGGATACAGAGTTTTTGTTGACCTTGTAATAGATAGTAACAAGTCAGCGAGAGAAACATAGAAGGACGGTGTCAGATGGCAAGGAAAAAAAGGATGCAGTATATCCCATATGATTATGAATCAGCATATACAAATAATCTAGAAATGCTGCATGAGTGGTTTGTATCAAATTTGCTCAAGCATAGAAAGAAAGCAGTGTATGCGCTCAAAGAGATATCTGCAGGAGATCAGTTTGAGGTTGAGATATATCCACAGTTTAGGAGTATGGACGATGTGCCTCCGGAAGGACGTGGGATAAAAAAAGACAACAGCAAGGCACAGAGAAATCTAAATGATAAAAATGCCAGGAAGTACGTGGAGCGCCTGATCAATGAAAATTTTGATAATGAAGATATCTGGATCACATTGACATATGATAATGATCATCTGCCACCGGACGGAGACATAGATGCAGCCATTAAAAATGTGCAGAACTATATTCGCAGAATTAACTATCAGAGGAAAAAGAGAGGAATGCCAAATGCGAAATATGTATACGTGACAGCCTACAATCCGGAGAAAAAAATCAGATGGCATCACCATATAGTAATGGATGGTGCATTGGATATGGACACAGTAGAAGCCTGTTGGAAGCAGTCCAGCCGAAACGAAATAAGATCTCTACAGAAAGATGAGAATGGTCTATCGGGACTTGCAAATTATATTGTCGAAGAGAAGAACCGAATCCGATCGGAGAAACGTTGGAACAGTTCACAGGGATTACGTGATCCAGACATTAAGGTGGTCCATTCCAAGCGTCCGGCAGCAGGAGGCTCTTACAAAAAGATCGGCTCGTTTGTAGATGGAATGGTTAAGGATAGGGATTCCATACCGGAAGTGTTGGCAAAATGGTATCCGGATATGGAATTTACAAATGCAGAGGTGTATTACAACGATTTTAACTGCATGTTTTATATACATGCAAGGATGAGGAAAAGGAGACAGGATGAATGACATTTGATTGGACACCGGAATCAAAGGACAGATATTTTCATAAGGCGGAGGCAGCAGTCAGGAAGGCAGGATATAACGATATCCTCATAGTTGACAAAGAGAGATTTGCAGTCACAAAGGATGTGGCTAAAGTATATTTTTGCCCGATCAGAAGAGAGGGAAATACTCGAAGATATCGGGATGCGAAGCGGATAATCAAAGGATTAGAGGACAATTCCTCATACCGTAACAGTTTTGGTAAAAAAAAGAAAATGATATTTATTCATGCACATATGCTGATTGATCTGGAGAAGAGGGACAGGTGATAAGAACAATGTTTGAAAAAATTATGTGGATGATAAAGCGCAAGGATTGCAGACATGTGTGTTTATGGTGCAAGTACTACGATCAGTGCAGAAATGAGGAGGAAACAGAGGATGAAATACATAAAAAGAAGTGAGGACACAGAGCAGATCAATGTAGTGTCATGGGCGCACTGGAATGTGAAGCGGTTTCCGGAATTGAAATGGCTGTACCATGTACCGAACGGTGGAAGACGTAACCGTGCAGAGGCGGCAAAATTTAAGCAAATGGGAGTAAAGGCAGGAGTGTCAGATCTTTGCCTGCCATACCCCAAGGGCGCATACTGTGGTCTGTTTATAGAGATGAAGTATGGAAGCAATAAGCAGCAGGAATCACAAAAGGAATTTCTTAGAGATATGGCAATGGCAGGACATTTTGTCGTGACATGCTATTCCGCCAGGGAAGCATGTGAGGTGATCGAGGAATACTGCAGTCTTCCGGCATTTGGAGCAGATGAATGTATATATCGAAATCTTGATGCATACGAGGATTGTGAACAGGCAGAGCAGGCATTTAAACGCAACATGATGTCATTTGCAAATAACAGTATCTTAAAGGACGGAAAGATTCTGAAAGGAAAAAAGGAATGACATTAGAAGAACAGTGCAATGCACTGGAGAGTACCGACATGCTCCGGATCGTAAAAGATGGAGATGATCTGTTTGTGGGGTACTTGGCCGCATTCACACCGAGAATCGCTAATCATCAGAATAAACTGTATGACGCGCATAAAAATGATGCAGTAAAAAGGTTCCGTGCTGTTCCGGAAGTGACACACAGAGAATGGGAAGAACGTAACCTGATGCGACCGTTGCAGCCAGACGAGACTCCGGATTATAAGTTTGAGGATATGCAGGTGAAACTGTATTACACAATTTACATATAAGCAAGAATAACATGAAAACAAAGCAGGAGGAAACAACATGAAGATTATAGCAGTTATGTCCCCGAAAGGGGGAATCGGTAAGACCACGACATCTGATTCACTGGCCTATATTTTGGGTGAAGAATACAAGAAAAAAGTGTTGGTGCTGGATGGTGATCCACAGGGAGACACATCTAAGACATTTGGAGTTTATGAGCCGGACGGGATTGGAATGAGTGAGTTATTGGAGAAGCATGAAAGCCTGGGCGGTACATACAGAACGGGAGATCTGATCCGGCCAACACAATACGATCATGTGGATATCATTCCGGCAAACGGCTATCTGATGAAAACAGATATGAATTTATTGTTGAAAGAGGATGAGAACCAGGTAACACGGTTACGTGATGCATTGAGGGAAGTAGGAAATGCATACGATTACTGCATTTGTGATTGCGGAAGATTATTGGATATGGTTGTGATCAACATTATCCTGGCATCAGATTTGATTATAGCACCAGTTAAGGTTGGTGGATTTGAAATTGGAGCATTGCAGAATCTGGACGAGCAGATTGAGGACTTGAAAGACATTAATTCGGATTTGCGCATCAAGGTACTCATGACAATGCGACAGAAAAATAAAACATCCATCGAAGTGGAGCAGTGGTTACGGAAAGAATCTGGCTTTGATATGTTCGGCACGGTGATCCGGAGATCAATCGTGGCAGAAAAAGCTACGACAGCAATGTTGCCTGTTCCGGTATTTGCAAAAAAAGGAATCGTATCACAGGACTATCGGGCAGCAGTCGCAGAATTGGTCTGTGAAATGGAGGGATAGCTATGGCAGCAAAGATAGATCTTAAGTGGACAGAGGACTTCCGTGGAATTCCATGTTTAAAAGTGAGCAGGAAGAAAGGAAAACTGTATTTCAGAGATGTTTATGAAAAGCTGCAGGAGAATTATAAAGGAACCATGTTTGTACAGATAGCAACAATCGAAGAGTTTCCGGTGGAAGATATCTGTGAGGATGAAGAGGCATGGTATTTTTACAAAGTTACAGATATTGTGCCGATGCTGGTTCGGTACAATGGCGGGATTAAATCATTTCCGGCAGATGCTGTAGAACAGTGGAAGCAAGAATTAAGAGAGGAAGGGTAAAAGGAAATGGCCACAGGATTTAGTGTTACAGATGCTCTGAATAAGCAGAGCAAAGCGGGGATAGATGAATCACCGCGGGCACGGTTCCGGACAAAGGATATATCAATTTTTAAAATATACTCGAATTCGATGAATTTTTATCCACAGGAAGGAATCGAAGAAAAAGCAAGTGAGATTTTAATGGTGGGACTGTTGGAAAATCTCGCAGTAAAGTATGAGCCATGCGAAAAAGGTGAATACAAACTGATATCAGGAGAACGAAGGTGGAGAGCATTACAGTCGCTTGTCGAAAAAGGATATAAGGAATTTGAGATAGTAACATGCCAGGTCCGAAGTCCTATCAATGAGCACGAGGAAAGAATTGAGATCATAATTGCAAACAGCAGCAGACCAAAGAATGTTGCAACGAAAATTCAAGAGGAACAGATTCTTAAGGAAGAACTGAAATACATGAAAGAGAATCACCTTACAATAAAGGGATATGATCTGCAGAATGGAAGATTGCGAGATGTTATCGCTGATATGTTAAAGGTTTCGGCAACGAAAATTGCACAGATTGAAAGCATTCATAAGAATCTGATACCAGAATGGAAAGAAGAGCTGGATAAGGAAAGAATTACATTTTCCGCTGCATACGAATTAAGTGGAATGCCGGAGGATAAACAGAAGGCAGCATTGCAAGAACAGGAAGAGTCCGGAGGTGGACTTACACACAAGGATATAAAGAAAATGAAGAGTGCAGAGGTGCAGCAGTCAGAACCGGAAGCAGTGTCACAATCTGACACGGATATACAGCAGGATGATCCTGAGCAACCGTTACCGGGGCAAATGGAGATTGTGGGTATTGATATGAACATGAAGGAGTATCAGACACCACACCCGGAAGGAATCACATCTATCTGTTATTCCTGCACAGAGTACGAGACATGCAATGTAAAAACGAGCACCTGTACAAAATGTGACCAGTACAAGAACCGTAAGGAAGCATATAAGACCGAAGGGCAGAAGTACGAGGAAGAACAGGCGGCTATTGACCGTGATACAAAGAAAAAACTGCGTGATATGGCAGATGCGCAGCAAATGGAGCAATTACCGTCAGATGTGCAGCAGTCGCAAAAGATACATCAGATAAAATTGGCCAGAATGTACTTTGATGCAGTGGTATCCGGCAAAAAGCCTTTTGAGTTAAGAAAAAATGATCGTGGGTATAAAGTCGGGGACATCTTGGAGTTGATGGAATATGCAGATGGTAAGAATACAGGGCGAATGATACAGGCAAAAGTGACATTTATGTTGGAAGATTATACAGGACTGGAAGATGGTTATTGCATCCTTGGCATTCAGATCATGAAGGGAGAAAAGAATGAATAAGGTCATATTAATGGGAAGACTAACAAGAAATCCGGATGTCAGATATACAGAGCAGAACAATTCACAGGAAAAAATCTGTATAGCGCGGTACTCGCTGGCTGTTGATCGCAGAGTGAAGAATGAAGGGCAGCAGTCCGCGGACTTTATTTCCTGTGTTGCGTTTGGGCGAGCTGGGGAGTTTGCAGAAAGATTTTTAAAGAAGGGGACAAAGGTTATTGTAACAGGAAGATTACAGACCGGATCATATACGAACAGAGATGGTCAGCGTGTATATACAACAGATGTGGTATTGGAAGAACAGGAATTTGCGGAAAGCAAAAAGGCAGCAGGGGAAAGCCAGCAGGAACCACCGGCCGGTTCTGTTGGAGATGGATTTATGAATATTCCGGAAGGGATAGACGAAGAATTGCCATTTAATTAATTTGTGTCTGTAAGGAGGACAAGTACCATGAATAATACGCTTGGAGATTTGAATAATCATCTGTTTGCTCAGTTGGAAAAGCTGGGTGATGATGATTTAAGTGATGAGAAACTTGATGAAGAAATAAGAAGAGCAGATGCTATGATGAAAATAGGAAAGCAGATAGTAGAGGTCGGTGAGCTTCAGTTCAAAGTCATGCAGCACATGGATGAGTACAGATATGATCAGAACCGGGAGATGCCGGATATGTTAGAGGTTCATTCTCACCATAAGGGAGGCGATTCTAAATGAACAAATGGCCGGATGAGGTTGTTGACTGGTTACGTAAAAATGTGCCAGGACGGACAACAAAACAGGTAACAATTTTGATTAATAACCAAAGCTTTGATGATAAATATGGAATGGTATTTACAGAAGAGATGATAAAAGGAGCAAAATCCAGATACAAAATCAAAAGTGGAACACAAATAGGACATCCAAAAGGTAAATCTTTTAAATATCCGGACGGAATGGAAAATTACATACGGAGTATTGCACCAGGAAGAAAAACAAAGGAGATTGCAGAACTGGTGTCTGTACATTTCGGAATAGAGTTTAACGAGAGACAGTGTAGGGCATACAAAAAGAATCATGACATCATCAGTGGAGTTGACTGCAGATTTAAAAAAGGTGATGTGCCGGCTAATAAAGGGAAACCAATGAGCATGGAGCAGTATGAAAAATGCAAAGGAACAATGTTTAAGCCTGGAAATGTTCCTGCAAACCATATGGAAGTTGGAAAATATACACATACAACAGATGGTTATCTTTTAAGAAAAGTCAAAGATACGGGTACACAAAGGGAAAGATTTGAATTTGTTCACAGAGCAGAATGGGAAAAACATAACGGACCGATTCCAGAGGGAAAGAAAGTATCTTTTCTGGATGGAGACAAAGACAACTGTAGTATAGAGAATTTGTTTTTGATTGATAACGAAGAAAATCTTGAAATGAACAGAAGTAAACTGCGTTTTGAGAATCCGAATCTTACAGAAACAGGATTACAGATAGCTAAATTAGCAATAGCTGTAAGACAGCGGAAGAAACAAAGATGACCACGGAGGTTTCGAGATGACATTGGAAGAAATGTGCAGCAGTTGCATCCACAGGAATTACTGTATGAGTGCAGATTGTAAGGATCATTGGTGTGGAAATCATACTGGAAAGAAACGACGCAATGAGAGAAACAGTGCAGCAGTATTACAAGAAGAGCAAAAAGTTAGAGAGGATAGGATGGAAGCATGAATGGACAAATAAGCCTATTTGATAAAAAGACAAATTTTGATGTTCTTATGTCATGTAAATCACCAGAACAGTTTTTCAGACTGTTTGACAATATGGGATATGGATGTATGCAGAATATCGAGGACAAATCTATTGATAAGTATGCTTTATGGAACCAGCATTGCAGAAAATCAGAATATTGCGGTGAAAATGGATGTAATAGATGCAAAATAGAATTCCTAAAAGCGGAGTATATCGAAAAACAGTCACATACAAAAATTAGCAAAGGAGACGAATATGAAGAATAGTGAATTAAAAGAATGTGTAAACTGCAATCCGGATGATGAATCAGTAAATATCATTTGTGTAAACCCAAGAAAAAGAAAGTTGTACAAGCTGGAAAATGTAATAGATATGACAGGTCAGGGACACAACGTAATAATAATCGATATTGGGGCAGAAGTGGATATGGATGCCGATATGGTAAAAGCATGTGAAGAGTGTGAGAGGGATGCGGTTAATCAGGCATGGACAACAGTGGAAGAAGAACTTCCACCACCAGATAAATGCCTGTTATTGTCGCTTGAAAATTATCCGGTACCAATGATTGGAAGATATATAGTGAATGGTGATGAAGACGGAACATTCATGATTGGATCCAGTCAGGAGAGCTTTTTACAAAATGATCTGTATGTAAATGCCTGGATGGAGCTGCCGGTACCATACAACACAGGGAATGATCTTGAAAGATACAGAGCAGCGATCACAAAGGATTTCATGAAGAAAGCAAGACGATAATTAATCAGGGATAGAGATATCCAGCTACCATGTGATAGCTGGATATCCGGAAGTACTTAACGAGTTTTCACAGTAGAGGATGAACTATCAAAAATTGAACGTAAAGCATCCTGAAGAACTTGGGAACAGTTGATACCTCGCTTATCGGCAAGTCGTAACATCCAACTTGGAAGAGAAACATTCTTCCGGACGGCGCTGGTATCGGTTTTTGCACGGTATTCAATGGTATCTGCAGAAATCAATGAACAGATGGAATCTGAATCAAGAGAGAGTTCTTCCTGTGGAGTAGGTGGGGCAATTGGTTCACCTTCATCCTCAGCGACAACAAGCCATGCGCTCATCGCATCAGTAATCTGATCAATTGCATCAGAAAGACTGTTGCCGGTAGTGATGCATCCAGGAAGATCAGGAACTTTTACATAGTATCCGGAACCGTCCTCAATAGGTGTAAATAAAGCTGTGTAAATATATTTCATAGTAAACCTCCTTGCTTGTAAGCAGGAAACACATTTAATGTTTCCTGCTGATGTTGGCTTCCTTGAAGATGTACTTCATATCGTTTTCATTGAAGTCGTGCCTTTTGACAGGTATGGTGCTGTGTGTCTGTGGATTGTAATAAATGTCGTGATTAGCACCGTGGCGTTTCAATTCATAACCGGAAGCATTGAGTTGTTTGATTGTTTGTTGTCTGGGATTCATTATGTACCTCCTATAATTATATTATACACAAAATTGTGTAAAAATCAATAGAAAATACACAAAAATACACAAAATATGATTTGATGAGGTGATTTTATGAAAAAAGATATAAGTGCAAGAGGTAAATTTACAAAAGAATATCATGAACTTATGTCATGTATGATAAAAATACGGAACAGAGGGTGAACAAAAGAACATAATTGGTTGGTGGTTTTTTATTGAAAAATTATGTGAGATGTAGATGGAGAAATAAGACTATGACAGAAACAAAAACAATACGGCTGGACGAGACGGATTTAAAACGAATCTTAACTGAAAAATTTAAAACCGATGAAAACAGCATCAGTTTTGAACTGATAGATCCAGATGGATATGGGATACATGTAGAAGCAAAAATTGAAAATGTCCGGGAAAAAGAATAAATGCAGAGAATATTAAAAAGGCGGTGGAGTAGAATGACAAGCAAAAAATTATGTGAAAAAAGTTGTACTAGACGGCTTGTAAAATTCTTGTCAGGAGAAAATCCACGATGGACTGGATATATTAAAGATGGACTGATGTTGTATAACGGAAAAAATGAGCCGTGTATCAGAAAAGCACCGTATCAACCAGGTGATATCCTGTATGTCCGGGAAACATGGCATAAGTACATCAAGCGAGTAGGCGAAGGCAAAAGCTGTCATCTGGCAGAATTTTACGGATACAAAGCAAGTATTGCTAACTCGGAAGATGCGGATGAGCCGTGGAAACCATCCATCCACATGCAGAAAGAAGCAGCACGTATCTGGATTAAAGTTACGAATGTGAGAGTGGAGCGGTTGCAGGAGATGTGGGCTAGTGATGTGCCGAAAGAAGGAATATATTTCAATAAACCTACAACGGCAGATGAAATGTTAATGGCTTTTGCAAAATTATGGAACAGCACCATCAAGAAATCCGACCTTGATAGCTACGGTTGGAATGCGAATCCGTGGGTGTGGGTGATTGAATTTGAACGGTGCGAGAAGCCGGAAACATAGTGGAGGTGTTGAATTATGAGGATATTAAAAATTCACAAAAATATCGAAGTGAATAAATCCATTGGTAATATGCGGATAACATCACAGCGTTGTAGAAGACCAATTGAAAATTCAAACAGATGGGATAAGTACACAGAGATAAGCTGTTGGTATGATAGAGATTGCGAAAACTGCCCTATGGGGTGGGAAACAAGAAGCTACGAGGGGGAATGTGACGATTGCGGTTGTCTATTTAGTTACGATTTTAGAGTTCCTATATGGAAATGTATGCTACCAAGATGGATAAAAAATATAATTGCTAAATCAGCATTAGGGGGGAATGAAAATGCCTAAAGCAGTATTGGTTATGGATATGCCGGATTATTGCAACGACTGCTACGCTAGGCACATGAGCCAGAGCGGGAGCTTTTGTAGAGCGGCGAAAGAATATTTGCAACCGAAAGCAAAACGACCGGATTGGTGTCCACTTTTGGAGTTGCCAGAGAAGGTGGCGGTAGCCATGACAAAGAATGAAGTAATAAAGATATGCAATACAATTATTTTCGCGGCATCCATGTCATTAAGCAATCCGCAAGGGACACCGCTTAACATGACAAAAGAGGAACTTGTGGAAGCAATGGGGATGGCAATCAAGGCGATCAAAGAGGTGCAGCAGTATCGTACGATCGGCACGCAGGAAGAATGCCGGACGGCGATGGAGAAACAGAATTGGATAGCAGTAACAGAACAGATGCCGAAAGAACATGACAGTATGTTTGCTAAATATAAAGGTACGGACAAGTGGGATCGATTTATGTTTGAAAAGATATCGCATGATGTACTTGCGACAGTAGAAAATGAAAAGGGAAATCGGTATGTTAGATTGGCACATACAATAGACGGAAAATGGGAAGAAAACATACAGATCAGAAAATTGAAAGTAATTGCATGGATGCCATTACCAGAACCATATAGACAACATATTGCGGAAGGCGGTGAAAATAATGATATTTGACAGATTTGATTTTATGGTTGTTGAAGATGATGTATATATTTTTCCAACAATCAGAATAAGTAGTCAGCGTGAAATGATAGACAGCAATTTTAATATTCAATTTCATTTTGCAGTATTTCATTTTAGATGGAGGTGGATACATATGAAAAGAGCAAAAAAGCCGACAAGAGAGCAAAAAGAGTTGATTGCAAAGCAAGGACTTCTGCCAAAAAATTGGATGGTAATTTTAGATGATAAAAAGGAAATGGAGATTGTGAGTAGAAAATCAAGACAGCACAGGGTAATTAAGAAGGTGACGGGTTGAAGCAGGAAAAGGGAAAAACTCCGATAGATCAGACAATGTTATATCTGGAAAATTACAGAGAAATGCAAAGGTATGTAAGAGACGCAGTATCAGAGGTAGATCAAGTAGGAGATACAGATAAGTATAATATATCTGCAGAGAAGGCTTATTTGCGTTCGATAAGGGAATGCAGAGCAGAGACAATAATATGGCTGGAACATATGGATAAGGCATTGAACTCATTGCGGGAAGATGCTGATGCAACAGGGGAAGGATACAAGTATGATGCATTGGCAGCAGTATACATAGAGGGAAAGACATATGCAGATATAGCAAGAGAAACTGGATGTGGTAAGAATTCTCCAAAGAAATGGTGCAGAGTAATGATTATGCGTTTGAGCATAAAATTATTTGGAGCCAAAGCGTTAGATAATGGTGCAAATTGCGCTGAAATTGAGGACAATTTGAGCAAAACAGGGTAAAAAGTGGGGGAAATAGGGGGGAAAAAGTGGGTGACCAAAAGGGTATTTGAATGTGTTAATATGATAACGTGAACAGTTGGGTAAGCGATTGCAGAGATGCAGTCGCTTTTTTCTTGCTTAACTTCATGTTATTCTATGCGGCTGCTATATTGTAGCCGCAACAAAGAAGAGAAGGGCAGCAGTATGTTATTGAAAACTTGTCGATGTGGAAAGCTGATTCCGCAGGTGATGAAGATGTGCGAAGAGTGTGAGAAGAGGCAGCAGTCTCGACACACAAGATATAACAACATACGCAGAGATCCGAGAGCTGCAGAGTTCTATATCTCGAAAGAGTGGAGAGCTTTAAGGCCTGTGATTATGGGCATATACGGCTATATAGACATATATGCACTGTATGTGGAGCAGCAGTTAATTACACTGAAAGATTCTGATCCAATCCACCACATAGTAGAGCTGGAAGATGATTGGGAGCAACGATTAAACCCACTGAATTTGATACCGTTGAGCCATAACACGCACAATACGATTACCGCCTTATATAAGCAGAGCAAAGCGAGTATGATTGCAACTCAAAAACAGCTGAGATCGTTAATCAATTTGCATTTCCGTGAGGCAGGGGGATATGAAAAAGTTTTACGCGACGCTTTTCTAGTCGCGCCCCCCCTTTTCCTTGGAGAAAACTCCCCACGGGAAAATCCGTAATAGGGGGCAGGCAAAGTGGTGTCATAATCTGACACAAAAATGGACGCAAATATTGACAGGAGGGAGGTTTGGCAGACGATGGCAGGACAGAGACAACCCACAGATTTAGTTGTTATGAAGGGCAAAAAGCACCTATCAAAAGCAGAAATTGCAGCAAGAAAAGATGCAGAGGTCGTAGCGCCAAACGATAAGGTAAGACCTCCGGCATATTTGACATCCGAACAGAAAAAGAAATTCCGGAAGCTGGCAAAGGAATTGCTTGCCATTAAGTTGGTAGCGAATATTGACTGTGATGCGCTAGCCAGATTGCTGATAGCGCAGGATCAGTTCGTGGAAGTGACGGAGCAGATCCGCACCACACCTTTGATGGTGGAAGTACCAGTGTATGAAGAAAAAGATAATCCGTTATCTGGGGAAAAAGAACTTGTACAGGTCGGAACAAGAGAAGTTGTGAATGGGGTGCGTGAAAGCCTCATGATCATACAGGATAGATGCATGAAACAGTGCAGACAAGGCGCCTCTGATTTCGGGATGACTGTTTCTTCACGGTGCCGTCTGGTGGTACCAAAACCACCGCAGCAGAAACCAGAAAACAAATTTGCAAAGTATGCGGAGTAGCATTTGCAGAAAGAAAAAATAACCGACCGCTGCACGCAATACGCGCTTGATGTAGTAGCAGGAAAGATTATAGCCGGAGATTATGTCCGGCTGGCATGCCAGAGACACCTTGACGATCTGGAAAAAGCAAAGATAGCACCGTATAAGTATTATTTTGATGTTGAAAAATCAGAAGAAATAATAAATTTCGGGGAAGAGCTGACCATTGCAGAAGGTGAAGGAGACGAAAAGGTAACGCTATACCCGTTTCAGTGCTTTATTTTAGGATCGCTGAATGGATGGAGAACCAAGGAAAAGGGGCACAGACGTTTCCGAACATCTTATGTACAGCTTGGAAGACAGAATGGAAAGTCATTTATCAATGGTATTTTGGCAACCTACTATGGAAATTTTGACGGATTCAAGTACGGAAAAATATTTTGTACGGCTACAAAGCAGGACCAGGCAAACATTGTTTTTGATGAAATTGTGAAATTTATAAATTCGGATGATGAGCTAAGCGAATGGTTTAAAGTTCATGAGCACAACCATACGATAGACTGTCTGTGTACACATTCTGAAATCAAAGCATTGTCCGGAGATACCAAGTCACTAGACGGAAATCGTGCGTACCTTGGAATAGTAGACGAATATCATGCGCATAAGACCAACCAGATGTATAAGTTGCTGGAAGGCGGTATTAAAAAACTGAAATCGGCACTGATCTCCGTGATCACAACAGCGGGATTTGACCTGAAATCACCTTGCTATAAGTTGTATGAATATTGTTGCAATCTGTTAAAGGGAGTATTCGAAAATGACAGTCAGTTCGTGTATATAGCACAGCTGAATGAAGATGATGATGAGTATGAACCAAAAAACTGGATAAAAGCGAACCCGATTCTTGAATTTGACAGGGATGCTCTGGAAAACCTCATTCCAGTATCACGTACTGCGCGTGATATGGGCGGTGAGGATCTGCGCGACTTCCTGGTAAAGCAGTTAGATATGTGGATACAGTGGTCAAATGCGTTGTATATCAAGGATATTGCAGTATGGAAAGCGTGTGCAGTATTAAAATCCCTGAAAGATTTTAAGGGGATGAAGTGTTATGTGGGTCTGGATCTTTCTGCTGGAGGTGATCTTACATCATTAGCAGTGATAATTCCACATATGGTGGATGGTGTGAAAAAATATTTTATACACACACATTCATTTATTCCGGCACAGCGCGTGGACGAGCATATAAAAACAGATAAAATCCCATATGATCTGTGGATAGAAAAAGGACTCGTGACGGTCACAGAAACGCTTGGAGGAATAAAAACTGATTATAAATACATCTTAAGCTACCTGAAAGACCTGATAAATGAGTACGATTTGAAACCACAGCTGATCTGTTATGATCCGCATAATGCATCCGCGTTTCTGTCAGATCTGGAAGAACTTGGAATGAATGAACTGTCTGTGACACAGACCGCAAGGGTACTGAATGATGCAACAGTTGACTTCCGATTGGAGATCATGGCTGGAAACGTTGAAATAGAAGGTGAGGAAGTAGGAAAAGAGGGCAGCAGTATTATAGTTCCGGCTGATCCACTGCTTACTTGGTCGATAGCAAATGCTAAGACCATATCAAATAGCTATGGAGAAATAAAAATTGACAAGGAACTCCGGACAGAGCGGATTGATCCGATTGACGCAATCATAGATGCGTGGACGGAGGCAATGAAAGAAGAATACAGACCGGACATTAACGAGGAAGTTAATGAATGGCTGGCAATGTATGAAAAATATATGAAAGGGGGCGAGGAGTAATGAATCCATTCCAGAGACTGGGGAAAAGAATATCAGATTGGTGGCATGGAAATATCCAAAATGGTGGAATTATGTCATTGAATTCTTCGGATTTTTTGGATCTGATGGGATTAAGAAGAAAAGGAAAACCGACATCCGAGGTAACATATTTTACATGCCTTAAGATGTTATCGGAAACATTGGCAAAAATGCCTATTAAATACTACCAGAAAACGGATAAAGGGATTGTTGAGGCAGAGCCTACAGATATATCCAGATTATTCTCCGAACGTCCAAACCCTTTTATGACACCAACCACATTTTGGAATACGGTAGAAATTAACCGGAATCACTATGGAAATGGATATGTGTATATCCGGAGAGTATTTAACCGAAAAAAATATGGTGGAGATATTAAAATACTGGATCTGTGGGTTATGCAATCTAATTGTGTACAGATCGTGGTAGATGATGCCGGATTATTCGCGGGGGTTGGCCGATTATGGTATGTATACACTGATCCAATACAGGGAAAACAGTATGTATTTGGAACAGATGAAGTTATGCATTTTAAAACATCATTTTCGTTTGATGGAATAACGGGACTTCCGGTGCAGAAAATCCTGCGGGAAACAGTAGCAGGAGCTTCCAAGTCGCAAGAATTTATGAATAATCTGTATGAAAATGGATTAACAGCAAAGGCAACACTGGAATATACAGGTGAACTTGATGAAAAGGCGAAAGAAAATCTGCGAAAGTCATTTGAAGAGTTTGGATCTGGTGTAAAAAACATGGGCCGAGTCCTTCCGGTACCACTTGGAATGAAGCTGACACCTTTAGACATAAAGCTGACAGATTCACAGTTTTTTGAGCTGAAAAAGTATACAGCATTACAGATTGCGGCCGCTTTTGGAGTAAAACCGAATCAGATCAACGATTATTCGAAGTCGTCTTACAATAATTCGGAAATGCAGCAGTTGTCGTTCTATGAAGATACAGAGCTTTTTATCATAAAGCAATATGAGGAAGAGATAAATTATAAGATTACATCATACCAGCAAAAGAAAGATGGGTGTTATTTTAAATTTAACGAAAAAGTGCTTTTCAGAACAGATAGTAAAACCCAGATGGAATATTTTAAAACAGCTGTTGGTGGTTCGGTTATGACGGCAAACGAGGCCAGAAGGAAGTTGGATCTTCCAGACAGAGAGGGTGGAGACGTTTTACTTGCAAATGGCAGCATGGTTCCGCTGACTATGGCGGGTGCAGCATATACAAAGGGACAGCAGATCCCAGATGATCCGGAAGATCCGGACAATATAACAGATCCGGACAAAATAATAGATCCGGAGACAGATCCGGACAAAATAATAGATCCGGATGATCCTGACAGGGATAAAGACGGAGAGGAATAGGAGGTGCAAAGGTGGCAAAGAAAAGATTTAATTTTACGCGTAAGAGACGCGGAAAGACAGAGAATGTGGGTTATCTGGACTTCGAAGCAAAAGATGAAGAACAGAGATGTTCGCTTTATTTCTACGGAGACATTGTATCAGCGGCATGGCTGTCGGAATGGTACGAAGAGGACAAATGCCCGGCAGACATTGCAGATTTCTTGAATCAGTTGGATGGATACGAAGATATTGACATCTATTTCAACTCTGGTGGTGGGGATGTATTTGCAGGGCTTGCAATTTACAACCAGCTAAAAAGATATTCTGGGCACAAGATCGGATATGTGGATGGAATGGCAGCATCCATTGCATCTGTAATCATGTTTGCGTGTGATGAACTGCATTTTTCGACAGGAGCACAGGCTATGATACATAAACCGTCATGTATGGCATGGGGAAATGCAGATGATATGGAAAAAACAATCAAACAGCTGAATCTGTGTGAGGATTCCATTGTGGATGTGTACATGCAGCATGTGCAGGATGGAGTGACCAGAGATCAGATCAAGGATCTGATGCGGCAGGAAACATGGTTCGACTACGAAAAAATGCAACAGTATTTTGATGTTGAAATTGAAGAAAAAGCAGCAGTTGCAGCATGTACATCTGATTATTTTGCTAAATACAACAATTTGCCGGAGCATTTGGGAAAGCCAAAGACGAAGGATATTGTAAATGCGGTCATTGAAGAACTGGAGAACCGGAACAACAAGGCTGCGGAACAGGAAAAACAGAGAATGGAAGCCGAAAAAGACGAAATTCTCAAAGATTTGTACCAGTATGGAACTTAAGGAGGAAAAAATGGGAAAGAAAGAAATGGAAGAGTTTTTAAACAAGATCAATGCCAAAAAGCAGGAGGTAAAGGATCTTGTAAATGCCGGAAAAATCGAAGATGGAAAAAAAGCAAAGGAAGAGCTTATCGAAATGCAGGATAAGTTTAATCTGCTTATGGATCTGGACGATGACGATCAGACCCATATTGAGGATAAGGTGCAGAAAGGAACAGCAAAAAAGGTTGGTGGAGAGGTAAAACAGGATAAAAAGAACCTGGTAAAATCTTTCGTCAACATTGTTAGGGCTGGATTTTTAGGAACAGAGCCGGATGCAAAAGATGTTGAAGTGTATAAAGATGCAATTTCATCAGACATTACACCAGGAAGCAACAGTGAACTGGGAATTGGTATCACAATTCCGGAAGATATCAGAACCGATATTATCGAGTTAAGAAGATCTGCTGACAACCTGGAACAGTATGTGAATACAGAAGGTGTCACTACGAAGAGTGGAACACGAAACATTGAAGTGGATGCAGAATCAGTTCCATTCGACAATGTTGATGAAGCCAAAGATTTCCCGGAAATGGATGAGCCAAAGTTTAAGCAGATCAAATATGCAATTAAGAAAAAAGGCGGAATCTTAAAGATCACAGCAGAGCTGCTGGAAGATACAGCAGCAAATATCATGGCATATATCAATAAGTGGATTGCTAAAAAAACAAAAGCAACACGTAATGCCATGATCATTAAAGTTATGGATGCCATGACAAAGGGCAAAGAAGTCGCTGTCGAAAATCTTGACAGCCTGAAAGATATTTTCAATGAAGAGCTGGATCCGGCAATTGCAGAGGCAGCTATTATCATTACAAACCAGAGCGGTTACAACTATCTGGATAAGCTGAAAGATAAGGACGGAAATTATATTCTGCAGAAAGATCCAACATTACAGACAAAGGGAAAGCTGTTGTTTGGAGAGTATCCAATTATTAAGTTGTCGAAAAAGACACTTAAGTCAGAAAAAATCATGAACAGCGATGGTCACACTGTGGATGGATATAAGCATCCAGTATATTGTGGAGATTTAAAATCTGCAATCACTTTGTTTGACAGAAATGTTTTGTCAATTGATATGAACGACAAAGGTGCGGGCTTGTGGGATAAGGATATGACCGGCATTAAAGTTCGTGATCGTTTTGATGTACAGCCAGTAGATGAAGCGGCAATTATCAAAGGACAGATCCTAGAAACTGTTAATGGTTAGAAGCGGTGGGGCGGTATGACCGTCCCATATATGAAAGCAGGTGATGCACTATGACGGTGGAAGAAAGAAAGCAGTATAAGACAGAACTGCTGGAACAGTGTAAAAAATACAGTCACATTGATTATGAGGATGATATAGATATCCTGGAACTTATGCTTGATACAACATTGGAAGAGATGGAAGAACTGATTCCGAAGTTTGATGCGTATAACATGACCAGCAGACAGCGATTGATTGCCCTTGTATCGGTGAAAAATCTGTATGACAACCGTGAAAAATACGGTGAAGTAAAGCAGTTATCGAATGCTGTATCATCCATGCTTTTAAAAGAAATCTATGGAGGTGCAGTAGTTGCAGACGGGCAGGATTAAGATCATCCGGAGAGAATCACAGATAGTTGATGGACGAAAACAGTATACAGAATCGACATTCTATGAATGTTGGTGTGAGGTAAAAAGCCTTAGTACTACAGAAAAATACACAGCATTGCAGACAGGGATTGAGAATGCAATAGTGTTCGAGGTTCGGAACTGCCAGAAAGTGGAGGATATAAGAAAAAACCTGAAAGAGTTTTCCGCAGAATACAAAGGCACAGTGTTCAAAATCTATGATGCATCACCTATGTTTGTGGATAACCAGAAAGTACAGCTGAAATGTAGGGAAAGCGAATAGAAGAGTCAGAATCTGACACGGAGAAAAATGAAAGTAGAAATGGAATTCCAAGGATTGCAGGAACTGTTAAAAGCGTTTGAAGATGCGGCCAGTGATGCAGAAATTGCAGAAGTAAACAGGAAAATAGTAGAAAAAGGTGAACCAGTTGTGAAAAAAATCATGTCTGGGAAAATACCGAAGTCCGCGGACATTAAAAAAAGTGGTCGCGGTTTTGGTACGAAATCATCGGTGTCTACACATGCTGCAGATAGTGTGCCAATGGGAAAACCAAAGGTAAAGGGCGCGGGAGTATCCGCGGAAGTTGGATGGGATAAATCGGACAACAGTGAGCACTTTTATGTGAAATTTATAAACTGGGGAACAATATACCAGCCGCCAAGGGAATTTATTTATGCGACAGGCAGAGATGCAGACTCTGAATTGCAGAAGATAGCAGAACAGGAGTATCAGGCATTCTTAGATAACACATTGAAATGAGGTGAATATGGCATGAACAAAGGCCCAGATATTATAACCGATGCATCGAATGCACTGAAACCACTAAGTGATCGAGGAATAATCGTGATGCAGGGATGGTATGACAAAGACATCCATAAAACACATGTGACATTGTGGGACCTTGGAGAAGACGATGATTATTTTTCGGATGATGATGCAGAGGGAATAACGTGGCCAGTGCAAGTGACTATATTTTCGGAGCGTGATGAGATAGATCTTGCAAGAGAGATAAAAAAACTGATGAAAGAAAATGGATTTTCGTTTGAGGGAAGAAATGCAGATGATTCAAAACCAGAAGATGGAATTTACATGAAAGCACAACGTTTTTCAAAATTTTATGAAATGGAGGAATAAAAGATCATGAACGAACAGGAACAGGTTACACAGGTAAGTGAAACAAAAACAGAAATTAAAAGAAGCAGAACATGTGGCTGTAAAGATTTTTATGTAGCAAGAGTCACGCAGAATACAGCTAGTGGATATGTGACTGAAACCCCGATTAAGCTGGCAAGAGCTATCAAGGCGAAAATCGATGAAAAGTGGACATCAGAAAAAATTTATTCGGATGATAGTCCGGAAGAGGTAATTAATTCATATGAGGGTACAGATGTGGAATTGGAAGTAAATGCACTTGCTCCGCAGGACCGAGCATATATTTTCGGACAGTTATACGAGAAGGGATTCCTTGTAAAATCTGCGGACGATCAGGCCCCGGAGGTCGCAATTGGCTGGAGGGAAAGAAAACTCAGTGGAAAGTATGAGTTCCATTGGTTGTATGCCGGAAAGTTTGCAGAAGGAATCAGCGAGGAAGCAAATACAAAAGAAGGAAAGCTTTCACCGACTACGAAAACTGTTAAGGGTTCATTTTATGAGAGATCCATGGATAATCGCTATCAGATTTCTGTGGATGAGGAAAATCTTGTGACCGGTGACACAGATGCAGCAACTGCAATCACTAACTGGTTCTCAAAGGTTCAGGAAAAAGATAAAGCAAGTGAATAATTTTAATTGAATAACAGGAGGAAAGCAAGATGAAGAAAAAAATCACAATTAATCACAAAGAGTACGAAATGCAGAAGATGTCCATTGCTGAATATATGGAATATCTGAATATTGCAGAAGAAATTGAAACACATACACGATACACCGGAAAGGATATCGAAAATATGTGTGAGATTGTGTGCAAAGTATATGGAAATCAGTTTACCAAAGAAGATCTTATGAATCCGGAGACAGGATTAGATCCAGCAGATCTGATCCTGGAATTCCAGATGATAGATATGGGTGTGGCACAAAGACTGACAGAGAAGATGGAGGCTATTCAAAAAAATATGCAGACCGCAAGCTGATACCGGAAATTGAGATCACTTGCGGCGGAAAATATTATTTTATAAATTCCATCACAGTAGGGCAATACAAAAAGTACATAAGTCTCATGGAAAAAAATGAGACAGCACAAATAACGGAAGCAATGTTTTTCAACGAGAAGATATTGCAGGAGCTGTTAAATAATGAGGTACCAATCGCATTGATCGAGAAAATCGATGCGATTGAATTCCTCACTACTATAAAAACAGTGCATTTTATTATGCAGAACGTGATCATGGAAAAAATGTTGAATGTGGTGGAGGTACAGCAGATTGAAAAAGAACCATCTGCATTTGACGAGTATGATCGCGAGAACGGATATGAAGATGATTTGGAAGAGGACGAAGATAACCGCTGGAAAACATGCGGAGAAATTATAGATAGGATTGTGAAAATTGCAATCCGGATTTTGAAAAATTCATATAGCCAGTGCATGAAAGAAGATATCGAGGAATTATTAGATTATCTGAAATTTGAACTAGACACAATAAACGAAAATCAGTAAGAGAGGAGGCGACCGAATGGCTCATACAAGCGTCAAAATATCGGCAGATTCAAGCAGCTATCAATCACAAATGAAATCGGCAGCATCGCAGATGAAAGTCTTGTCTGCGGAATATACGACAGCAGCAACAAAAGCAAAGTTGTTCGGTTCAGAGACAGACAGCCTCAAGGCAAAAGCCGAATCGCTCACTCAAAAGATAACAGTGCAAAAGAACATCGTGCAGTTAAACAGTGAGCAGCAGGAAAAGTTGACAAAGAAACTGTCAGACCAAAAGGCAAAGCAGGAGGAACTCAAAACAAAGATTGATGCTGCAAAAGAGGCTTATGAGAAATCAACAGCAGAGACTGGAAAGAACTCCGAGCAGTCAAAGGCACTCAAAGAGGAACTTGACAAGTTAGAGAAAAAATTCACCGCAAATGAGACAGCAATCGGAAGGACGGAGACTGCACTTGCAAATCAGACGGTAAAGACGGAAAAGTCAAAAACTGCCCTCATGAACATGGAGGCAGAACTGAAAAACGTTAATGAACAGTTGAAAGACAATAAACTTGAAAAATTTGCGACCGCTTGCGATACGGCTGGAACAAAGATGGAGAGTTTCGGAAAGAAAATGTCGGTTGTCTCTGCCGGAATTG